ATCCGGTTTTCAGAAGTCTGTGCAGATGCTTGATATACGCTTCTGTGATAGGCTCACTGACAGTATCAAGTACATAGTCAATGCACTTGAAATGGTTCGCAGCCTCCAGAATATCATTGACATGGGCTGTTCCATCTACGGTGTGCGTTTCAAAGATATATCGTGTCTGTTCATGCGTCAGGCGACTGCCTTCGATATGATTGGAATTGTAGGCAAAATCCACCTGCAGTCTGTGATAAAATCCGCCGCTGATTTTTCTTTTCTTTTCATGCAGCAGCGTATTTACGACAGTTCTCGGCTGTATCATAGACGAAACCTCCCTTGATATTTTCTGTTGTTATTATACACTATTTTAGCTGAAAAGTCAATGATTACACCTCAATGCTGATGACCGGTTTTCGTCTTACGACGCAATCGTTGATGGGGTAATCGCAACTCATTCATCTATCGCTGATCAGAACTAATTCCGGACTGCGAATCGCCTCTACGAATACGCCCTCCCCGACTCGATGCGTTAGGGAGGGTTTTGGTGTATACAGCAAAGCCGCACCTGTGGTGGGGTGCGGCTGGTAATTACAGTTGTTTAAAAATCGGACTTCAGCAGATATAGAATTCCGGATACAAATCACAGTCCGGATAGGCTTCTCTTACTTTGCAGATATATTCGAGTATTTCCTCCATGGATTCCCCCTGTAAGTGATTCTGATAAATCGGCGTTTCTGCCCACATGCAGTCACTTTTTACGGGGTCTTTATATCCGCCCATTCCGATTTTCTGCGCATTGATCCTGCAATATTCGTACCAGACGATCATTTCCACACGACCATTTGCGGCAAAGAGCCGTTTTAAGAATGCTTCCCAATCACGGAACAAGAGCGTATTTGAAACTGTAACTTTATGCTTTACAATATACGCTTCAAGCTGGCTGTTCATTGCACATTATACCTCTGCATTCTGATTTTCACTCTTATTATGCAATGCCCTCGTAAGAGAGCTGACAGCAGACGAGCGTCAGCGAGTGTATGGAGAACGAGCCTTCTGTTTTGTCAGCAGTCTTGTTCAGAGATTTCATGGAATCGTCCGCATCATCCGCACCATCGGCGGTGTCGTTGAGAGCATCATCAAGGTCATCGGAGGAGTCGGAAAGCTCCTCCAACTGCCGCTGATAATCACGGAGGGACTGCTCCGTGTCAATGATCTCACGCTGAAGAGCATCAAACTGCTGCTGTGTAATTCTGCCGTCTGCAAGCTGTGTATAAGCCTGCTGTGCGGCACTGCGGAGAGCGTCCAGCTTTTCAGAGGTAGCCGACACGGCATTGGTCAGCAGAGATTGTTTCTGTGCAAGAAGCTCCGTGTTCGTAGGGTCAAGCTTCAGCAGCTTTTCCACGTCTTTCAGCTGGGATTGGGTGCTGCTGATGGTGCGGTTGACATCTTCCAGAGCCTTGCTTAAACGAGTGGTATCGCCGTTAATCTCAACGGTGATGCCTTTGATTCTGTTTGCTATGTTCGGTCACCTCCTAAAAATATATAATTTGCTTGCAAACGCTTGCATTTGTCGGCGAAGTGTGGTATAATAAGAGCAAAGGAGAGTGATACTATGGCAAACACTACAGCCGTTTATGCTCGTATTGATACGAATTTAAAAGAAAATGCTGAAGCTATTCTTGCTCAGCTTGGAATCTCACCGTCCAGTGCAATTCAGATGCTGTACAGCCAGATTGTTCTTGAAAACGGTATGCCTTTTGCATCAAGAATTCCCTATGCTGCACCTGTTGCAATCGGCGGTATGACGAAAATGCAGATGGATGCTGAACTGATGAAGGGTGTTGAATCGCTTAAAAGCGGAAAGACTTTTACAGCAGAGGACATTGACGCACAATTTGCGGAGGAATTCGGAGAATGACAAATAAATACAGCGTAAGCTATTCTCCGGCAGCGAGAAACGACCTTTTTGCAATCCGCAGATATATTGCAAATCAGCTGAAAGCACCAACTACGGCCACAAAACTTGCAAAACGAATCAGAGACAGCATCAAAGAGCTTGACACATCACCCGAACGCTATGTTCGTGTTGACTGGGAACCGTGGCACAGCATGAATATGCGGCATTATTCAGTCGGCAACTACGAATTTTTTTATGTTGTTGATAATGAAAATGCTGCTGTCACGATTGCCAGAATTTTCTACGGTGGAAGAGACATTGAAAATATCATTGCAAACGAAACAGACCTGTCATAACGATAGGTCTGTTTCACTTAAAAGGAATCGAAGTCGGATTGCTGGGCTTGATAATCATAGGAAAAATCGTCGTTTTCACGCTCAGTGAACATATCATTGATTAAACCTATCGTCAGCAAATCCAGCTCGGTCATAGAAAGACCGAGCTGTTTGCATCTCAACAGAAACAACGGCGTCGTCATTTCTCTGTCAATCGGGCGATGTTTATTTTAGACTCCACCTGTGTCTCGATATTCAGCCCCCACAGTTCAATCGGCTGGGGCAGAATTTCATAAATCGAGAACGTGTTGAACTGCTCCAGCCACTCATCGGGAGAAGCAGGAACGCCATCAGGATCAGCGTGCTTCGCCATAATATAGGCGACATTCTCGAAGACCTCAAGGCTCTCAATGCTAAGTTCTGAATTATTCTCATCACCCTCGGATACAGACTTCTGCAACGCTGCGAAGTCCTTGTAAATATCACGACCGAACTTTAGACGGTACAGGCGAGGCACATCGGCACTCGCCTTGAAGGGAACTTCGATACCATCAACGGTAATATTTTTCTTGATTGCCATAGCTGTACCCCCTTAAGACTTTGTAGTTGTTGTAGTAGCCGTCTTTTTCTCCGATGTATCATGATTATACGGCATCGTATCGGGAACACCTGCTGTCACAGACGGCTGCCGGATGTAGTTGCCTGTGCTGTCCTTCAGCTTACAGAGTGCTTTGACCGTAGAGTCATTCAGCACCCATACAGCTTTCTTACGATACGGACTGCGGAGTGAATAGAAAAGTTCCATCACATCATCAAAGGTGATGGATGTACCTGCCGTGGTTGCACCATCCGGCGCACCGCCTGTTGCATTGAAAATACCTGTCGGCTTGCCCTTGCAGTCACCAACAAAGAATGCCTCCTCTTCCTTTGCACCGATACGACGAGCAAACTCACGAGCAATATATGATGGGAGGTCAAATACGCTGTCGTTCAGAAGCTCCTCGGAAATCTTGATGGCTGTACCCAACTTGTAAACAGAAAGAGATGCCTGACCAAACGCATCATCGGAGAGGGTATACTGTTCCTCCTCGTCCATCCAGACAGCCTCACCCTTTGCTGTAACAATAGGAATCTTACGATCACCGGAAGAAGTCTTGATGACCGTTGCCATCTAACGGAAGATGTTCTCCTCCTGCAGAGTTTCAATAAGCTTACGCTCAAACTCATCCGGCACAAGGTAGCCACCCTCGGAGTCCGTACCAATCTGCAGGTCATTGCGAATATCCATAAAGTTTCTGTTGCGGATGGAATTCCAGAAAGCAGTGCTGTATTCTGCTGATGCCGTACCAGTTTTTTCGGGTGTCACAATCTGTGAAGTCGGATTTGTAAGAATGGGACTGGATGTTGCCTTTGTCATTTCAGCTTCAATTTCTGCCTGACGCTCCATACGCTGGATTTCCTTACCAAGATTGACAATGGTAGCTTCCATCGCATCGTATGTCTTGCTGTCCTCCTCGGAAAGCGTGCCATCTGCCTGACGCTTGCTGTCAAGGAAATCACGGGCAGTATCCCATGCCTTTGCACGTTTTTCTCTCAGTTCCTGAATAGTCATACTATCAACCTCCTCAATATTTCAGCAGATTCAGCCGACTCATCAGCTGATCCACAGGTGTACCTTTGTGTTCTGCACATACCTTTTTCATAAGGCTCTGCATGGTTGTTGTATGTGAATAGGACATTGCCGTGTCATATCCAAGCACGGCATACCGCTCACGTTCAACAGAATCCAAACTCACGTTCGGGCATGCGGTAAGTTCATCTTTTTCGGGTTCTTCTTCGGTTTCATCTTCCTCCGGTTCATCGGGTTCAGGACGCTTCTTTTCAGCAAAGAGAATGCCGTCCACCAGTCCGAGGGATTGTGCCTTTTTCGCATTCAGCCATGTTTCCTCATCCATCATCTTGGCGATTTTCGCACGACTGATGTGGCTCTTAGTTTCATAAGCATTGATGATGGACTCCTTTACTTCATCAAGCAGACGGATTGCCTGTTCCATAGCCTCCTTGTTACCAAAAGCCGAAGTGGCAGGATTATGGATCATAATCATACCCGTCGGAGCAATGAGAGTTTCATCTCCTGCCATTGCTACCACAGAAGCCGCACTTGCTGCAATGCCGTCAATTTTTACAGTAACCTTGCCCTTGTGATTCTTCAGCATGGTGTAAATCTGCGATGCGGCAAACACATCGCCACCGGGACTGTTCAGCCATACAGTAAGGTTGCCGTTTACTTTTGACAGTTCATTTCGGAACATGGCAGGTGTGATTTCATCACCGAACCAAGTATCCTCCGAAATTGCACCATTGAACACAAGCTCTGTTTCGCCTGTGTCCTCATTTCTCACCCAGTTCCAGAATTTATTATTCTTCATGTGTTTCCTCCTTTTCTGCAAATGCACCTGCATCTGCAAGTTTTGTAAATGAGCCGTTCACGAGGTACAGATTACCGCCATCTTCTTCGGGAATCAGATTCATATCCTCCAGCTCACGGATATCATTTGCCGACATCCAGCCGTTCTGACGTGCGGTCGCATAACCACTCATACGGCTCGCATAATCACCACGGAGCAGTCCTTCCACA